AGCAGAGGAAATTATATCTGGTGCTAAGAAGGAAGTAAGAAAGCTAAATGCAGGAGAGCAGGTAGAATTTGATACACTTACTAAGGAAGTCGCAGATATAGATATTCAGATTAGAAAGATAGAGGAAGATAACCTTAAACAAACAACACATACAACTAATACTATGAAGGAAAAGTTTTCACTTTTAAAGGCTATCAATGATGTAGCCAATAACAGACAATTAGATGAGAGGGCACAAGAGGTAGTAGGTGCTGGTATAGCAGAAATGCGTAAGGCAGGACAATCCTATAGCGGTCAAATTGTATTGCCTATTGAGGAAAGAGCCGATATTCAAGCCACTGTAGCTACAGCTGGACAGGAAAATGTTGCAGAGGATAAATTAGGTATTTTAGAGCCATTGAGAGCTAGTCTAGTATTGGCACAAGCTGGTGCTTCTTATATGACTGGTTTAGTAGGCAATGTATCTATTCCTGTTTATTCTGGATCTAATGTAGGTTGGGCTGGTGAAGTAACTGCTGCTTCTGATGGTGCGGGTACTTTCAGTGAAGTAAACCTAGAGCCTAAAAGACTGACTGCATATATTGACGTATCTAAGCAGTTCTTAATTCAAGATTCTAACAGTGCAGAAGAAATGTTGAAACGTGATATTGTATCAGCTATTTCTAATAAGTTGGAAGCTACTATTTTGGGTACTGCTGCTGGTTCTGCTACACAACCTGCTGGTTTGCTTAATGGTGTAACTGCTGATACTGCTGCTGTTACTTATACAGACTTTGTAAATATGGAAGCTACATTAGGTGAGAAGAATGTAAGAGGTGATATTAAGTTTATTGTTTCACCTTCTGCAAAGGCTGTATTAAAGTCCACCGCAAAGAATCAAAATTCTTTCATTATGGAAGGTAATGAGGTAAACGGCTATCCTGTTCTTTGTACTTCTGCTGTAGCAGGTAAAGGTATTGTTTACGGTAATTTCGCTGATTTGGTTATCGGTCAATGGGGTGGAATTGATTTAACAGTAGACCCATATACACAGGCTGCTAACGGTAAAGTAAGACTTGTTATCAATGCTTACTTTGATGCTAAGCCTAGAAGAGCAGAAGCATTTGTTAAGAAGGTTCTTAAAGCCTAATTATAGTCTATTTAATAAGTAGTAAGCTA